AACTTTGGAAGTCATGGGTGTATAAAAACAAAAAGTTCGCCAAATCCCTATTCTCGGATTTGGCGAACTCATTTTTTAGGACTCAATCGAAAGGAATCTGAAAAAGTTCTTATTTTTCAGTGCCCTCGTAAAGTGAGGATGATTTTTTCTGCCAACCGGTCCAAAGGACCGCCTTGCGCAGCCGGGGGCAAAAGGTGGCCTTTGCGGGTAAGAAACAGGAATACGACACTAGTGGCCACAGACAGGATCATCTATAATCAAAAGCCTCCATCCTGTTTCTTTCCAACAGCACGAGGATGTCCTTTTCCTTGTACAATAATTTGCCTCCCACTTTGTAATAAGGCAGTTTACCTGTTATCCTGTACTCGGCCAGTGTCCTCCGTGTCAGTTTCAGGTGTCCGGCCAGCTCGCTGTCGGTCATATAACGTTCGCCGTTCAGAACCGGCCGCATCTTTTCCGCCTGTGTGTCCAGTATTTCGGACAGGCTCTCAATGTTCCGGAAAAAGCGTATGATTTCCGGGCTTTCCTTGGTCAGCATGGATTGGATCATATCATTCGATTTTGGGGTGTCACCCGATGAATTTCCGCCTCCATAAAGCGGATGATATCCTGCCGTTTGTAATATACTTTACGGTCTATGTAACTGTAGGGGATGGACCCGCTTCTCCGGAGTTGCAACATTTTCCTTGGCGGGACATCCATAAGCGTACATGCCTCCTGGTTGTCGATCCACTCATCCATGCCCCGCGTACTTCCTCCGCATGTCTCATGCACTCTTCTGGCGATGGCTTCCAGGGCCTCGTTCATTTCCATGAATGTTCCGGCCTCGATACACACAAATTCCATAAGTCGTTTCTTTTTTAAGTTTGATACGAAAGTATGCCTTGGGGAGTTCATATCCAAAAAGGTGTCCGCAAACGTCATCAGATGTCACCAGATGTCAGATATACATTGGTTTATGATATTTTTAGTCCGTTCCCGAAAAAATAAGGCATGACGGTAGCGGATGACCGGTAATGTGTAAAGTTTACAATCCGTACTTTACAGTTTTACACTTTACCAGTTTACACCTGTTACATTCAAGAAGGGAGAGATATGTCTTTCGTGTCTAGTTATCAGTATATTATCTCATCAATCAAAAGACACGAAAGAGGTATGGCATACATTTTTCACAATAAAATGGTATATACTCTTACAGTGCGCACCGGGGGTATTCCAGTAATAACCTTAAAAAATGCAGGAGATACATGCCATGATGTATATAGATAATGAAGTGCTCGAGAAAATGATAATGACCATAGTGGAAGGTTTTGACCGCATAGAGAAGAAACTGGACAGGATGGGACGTGTGAAGGAGTTCTTGAACGGTGACGAGCTTCTGGACAACTATGACATAGCCAAGCTGCTCAACGTGTCGTTGCGGACAGTCGCCCGCTACCGGGAAAAAGGGCTGATCCGCTATTACCAAACGGACGATAACGGAAAGAACTTCTACAGAAGTTCGGAAATACAGGAATTCTTGCTGAAACGCGGAAAGAAAAAATGAGTGTGGGAGTATCAATATGCGGAAGTTATGTTAACTTTGTCTTATAAACGGTTGTTATGAAGACAAATACCAATTCAAAATATCTCATTGCGGTTCTGATTGACGGTGACAACGTGTCCTTTGAGAGGATGGAGGATATCATGGGCTTTGTTTCCCGTTATGGGGATGCCGTTATCAGACGGATATACGGGGACTGGACGAGGAAAGCTCTTTCCGGATGGAAGGAGACCGCCCGGGAATATGGGTTCAGGTTGGTGCAGGCCTCCTCCTATGCTTCAGGAAAGAACACTACGGATATCGCGTTGGTCATAGACGCCATGGACATCCTCCGTGACGGCCGGGTGGACTGTTTCTGTCTGGTCGCCAGTGACGGTGACTACAACCCGTTGGCGCAACGGATACGGGAGACGGGATTGAAGGTACTGGGATATGGGGAGGGCAAGACTCCCGTATCGCTGATACGCTCCTGTTCCGTATTCCTGTATGCCGACCGTAAGGAAAACAAGACCTTGGAGAACACCCCGGATTTTTTTATCCGAAGGGATATGGAGTTTTTTGACAAGGCTTTCCAGCAGGCGGCTGACGGCAAGGAGGAGGTCTCCCTTTCCCTGATAGGCGGCTCGTTGAAGAAAATGATGCCCAAATTCAAGGTCAAGAGATACGGATGCAAGACATTGGGCAAGCTCTATGAAAGGTTGGAACGGTACGAGCTGGTCATGACGGAAAAGGGAGTGGCGAGTGCCGTACGGATGAAAGGTCGGACCGTACGGCAAGAATGACCGGGAATAAATCCACGTCCGTTTATACCGGAATGGGATTTACCCGTAGCGTGTCAAGGTTGAGATAGGCCCCCCGGTAGAATGTCCTCCCTTCTCTGAACATGCGCCAGAGGATGTCGCAACCGATTTGTGCCAGCATGGAGTTGATGAACAGGTCCTGCTTGCGCAACGCCTCTGCGAGCGAGCAACTCGGGCCTGAGTCCTCCTCCCGGATGGTGGAGTAGCTGACCTCCTCGGTGATGACATTCATCCTGGGCATGGGAAGGTATTCGCTGGATGCGGGTTGGCTTATTTTGCTCCGGATATTGCCTACCAGGACTTGCCCGGTGGTTTGGGCGTTCCCGAAATCCATCCAGTATATCGGCGCTTTCTCATCGTTATTTTTATATTCCCTGTATTTCTTCAGGAACCGCCACAGGTCGAGCCGGGAACGGGTGTTGTCCGTACAGGTGATGATGATGTTCGCCAGCGGGACGCTTTTATCCCCTTCTTTGGTTATGATCGGATAGCGGCATTCCCTGGCCTCCCACGCGTAACCGAAAAAACGGTTGACGCGGGTGACAAGCGCCGTCGCCTTGTTCAACCCCAGTTCCGTCTCGCTGAACAGCTGGCGGCCGATGTTTGCTTCCGTGACAGTGTCGGGGTCGAAAGCCGTCAGGTGCAGCCCCGGATGTCCCAGAGCCTGTAATGCCACGCTCATGCGTGCCAGGCTGGTTATTACCTGCGAGCCGGTTCCACCCGCCCCGGCTACCAGGACGGTTATGGGGTGATAGGGACTGAGCAGGTACTTGTCTGTGAAATGGATCTTTCTCATGGCAGGATGTCTTTCAATCGTTTGTTGATCGGTTGGAGTTCGTCGTTGTCGAACGGCTGTTCACGCATCCGCTCAGTAACCAGGACCAGATTGTTTCTCGTCGGGTTCTTCCCTCCTCCAAGATGGGAAAATTCACTGAGCCAGAAACGTTTCTCCCAATATTCCAACAGGGTGTGAAAATCCAGGCTCTCCGGTTTTTCCAGTGTGGAGTTTCCCAGGCATACGCTTCCACCGGTCACGTTGAAAAAAGGGGCCAGATAGAGCGGTGTCCTCCCGTCCGGTTTTTTCCCCTTGTAGGCGAAGATGTCCATCCTTTCATTTTTAATGATATAAATGACTCCCGGCACGTGGAACATTCCATCCCCGATGTTCAGGTCGTTCTTGAAAAACATCCGCCGTTTTCCCGGCGGATTATACCACACATAGCTTTCATGCCCCCTGCGGGTATCGCACCACAGCATGTTGGGTGGCAGCCACCCGTGCGGGATACGCCGGTTCCCGTCCGAATAGGATTCCACCAGGGAGTCCATGAATTCATATGTTACCGGAATGCCGGCTTCCATTCTTCCCTTTTTGTTGATAGGGCGTAGTTCCAGGTAGTGACTTCCGCTTGCGTAGTGACCTTCCTGGTACTCATAGGCGATCAGCGCCGCTTTGGGCACCATTATCTCTTGCAGTTGCTTGGTAAGTTCGTTCATATCCTGTATTTTTTTGTTTTCGTTTCTTTATTTATTGGGAAACGGGCACTTTAAAATGCCTGTTTATGCATTGCGTGAACCGTTCCATCCATCCGGACAGTCTCTCCGGATAGTCATCCATCCGGAACAGTCTGTCCGTCTCAGGTGTCAGGTACATGCTTGTGACCGGGGTGATGGCATACGTCTCCCGGTAGTCCGAGTTGAAATAGCATTCCATGTTCTCCGTGAGGGCGTCATTGTTGGAATATGCCAGCATGATCTGACAGTCCAGGTCGATCGGGAGGAAATCCGGTGATCTTTCATACGCCCAGTCGTAACCGTATTGCATGATGCATGGATTTCCTGGGGTAATCAGTCCCATCCCTTCCCGTATCAGTTCCAAAAGCTCCCGTTCCTCCTTCACTGCCGCCCGGTATTTTCGGACCTTTTCTTCCAGATCGGTACAGAACGGTTTCCCTTCCATTCGTTTAAGTGTTTTTGCGATTTTCCCGGATTGATAGGATTCCGCCAGGCGTTTGTATTTACGGATTGTCTGAGGGGAAGCCTCGGGATCGCGGTTCTTCCAGTCATCCAGTTCCTCCACCGCCAGCTCATAATACCATGTTTCCGTGACGGCGTTCAACCCGTGGTAACGTACGAACTGCCGTATGAATTCCCGGACGATACGCCGTAACGGTACAGGAAGGCTCTCCGTGAAATCGACGGGTAGCCAGAACAGGGTATGGTCCGGCCAGTCATGGAACCTGTACAGGCAGAAATGGAGCCTCCCGGCCCTTTCCTCCAGATTGACATGTTCCGGCAAGGTCTCGTCCAGGGCCTTGTACAAGGCGGTGATGTTGATGCGGGGACCGCTCCCTTTCCGCGCGAGGAAAGGGAGCCTGACATTCATGAGATCGGCATATCGCAGGGCGGACCGGTATAGATAGTCAAAGTTTTCGGACGTGGTCAGGTTGACGCATGCCCCTCCCGTTTCGTCCTCCACCAGATAGTCCTCCGCGATGGGGATGAATCTGCTTGTCAGAAAAGCGTTACGCTCCCCGGTGACGGCAGTCTTCTTTTTTCCCGGCCCATCGTACCCCGTCCGATGTACGAGAGGTCGGCGGCCCTGATGATCAATACGGCCAGTCCCGCCATTTGTGATTCTGATAGCGTTTTGCATGTATCCTCCTTTTTTTTGATGGAAATTCTCTTTGCCATATATCTACCCTTTTGTTCCGATGGTCGTATTGAACCGGTAGACCACGCTGTCATCCTCGCATTCCGGACCGTATACGCTCGCCGTGGTCAGTTCCGGATAGGTCATGGAATAGAAATCCATCACCTCGTTCGGGGACAGGCTGTTGTCCGGATCGGCCAGCTCTATTTCCGACGAGCCTTTCCTGAATTTGAAAACTCTCTGCAATCCTTTAATTTCTAGTGCCATAATTGTATTTTTATAGGGTTTAACAACATATCATTTCCATTTGTGCCTCGTCTTTCATGCGGTATTCCTCCGGGAAGTCGAGATATTCCGCGTAAGGGTCCTCACGCAGGAGCTCCCTGTCATGCTCGTCGTCCTTGTCGAAGCCGTACTGTCCCATGTCCTGCGCTCGTGCCCCGTATTCGCTTTCCCCTTTGTTATCGGGAACGGTTTGCGTGGAAGCCGTTTGCGGTTGCGAAGGGACGGGTTGCAGCCATTGACCGTCGTATACCTGTGATTGCGGTATCTGTACCGGCTGGTGGAATTGTATGGTCTGCGGTCGGTTCACGGGCTGCTGACAGCCGGCCGGTGTACCATCCGCTCCTGGTCGTGAAGCCGCCTGTCCGTGTGGAACCTGTTGTGGTTGCGTGCCTTGTACCGACCGCGGAATCTGGTGGGGAGATTGGCGGGACGGTTGTTCGGGCGCGAACATCCGTATCTGTTCCCCTCCCTGATATCGGGGGGCATGACCGGGTACCGGTTGCGGCGCCACCGGTTGGATAACCTGCGCGGGCTGTGGTTCCGGCATTATCGGTTCCGCTCCGAAGAGACTGCCCTCGGACGCTTTTTTCTGTACCTCCGCTATCTTCACGTCAATCTCCTTCTGCTTGTCCGGCATGGCCAGCCGTTTTGCCTGTCTGAGCCAGGTCAACGCCTCGGAATAGCGTTTGCCGCCTGTGGCGTCCTCCGCCTTTTTAAGCAGCTTTTCCATCTTCTCCCGTTTCTCGCGTACCTCTTTTGATTCCTTCTCAGCTACGGACTTGGCCGCCTTGCTTTGTGATACGGCCTGTTCCGCTTGTTTCTCGAATGTTTCCAGGTTGGTAAGGATGCCCTGCGCCTTCTGTACGGGTGCGGTGATCGCTCCCAGGAATTCCATGTCCAGCTCTTCCGGGGTACCGTTCAATACCAGCGGGACGATTTGTTCCCCGGCCTCGTCTTTCAGTCCCGCACGCCGGGGCATGACGGCCACGGTCAGCTTGTCATTCACTTGTCTGATGTTGATACTCAGGTCTGTGCCTGTCGTAATCATTCGGTTGATCGTTTGAAAAAACATAATGGTAAAATATTAATAAGTTATACATAAGTCTCTTGGAAAAACTCTTTTAGGAGTCTCTGCCTGTCGGGATTGGACGCGATGTCCTTTAATGGCTCCAGGTAGTGGCCTATTGTTTTCGGTTCGTCCAATATGCAGGGGAACCGTTTTTTGACAGGTCTTATGCGCTTTGTGACGGGCCATGCGACCGGCATGACCGGAGCTGAGGGGGTGGATGTCGCGGTTCTCATGTTTTTTGTATTTTAGGAGTTATACAAGCATGCCCATGACGGACAGGATAAGGATGACTTTTATCACAAGGAGGAATGCCCTGAAGAAGAATCCTATGATTGTTCCCGATAAAAGGAACAGGACGATCAGGTACACGGGAATGATTCCCTTGCTGTAGAGCAGGCATATTCCCGTAAGCAGGACCAGTGAGACCACTCGCTTGCAGATGTTTTCGATGAGTTGCAGTTTCATATCTTTAAATTTTTAAGAATGAATAATCCCATCGGGATATGTTTTCCCGATTTTATAGGCCTCCGGCCCTTGGATTGCCTTTTTGCGCAAGGCTTGGCAAAAGAAAATACCGCAGCGTAGCGAGGATGATTTTCTTTTGACCAACCAAGCCCCCAAAGGGGGCCGCCTTGCGGCAAAAACGAGGCAATCCAAGACCTTTGCCGGTTAAAAGCGGAAAAACTATCCAATCTCCCATGAAAAAAGGAGTACGGCATTGAAAGCCTGTACTCCCTGCTCTTTTGAGAATCGTCCCGTGCCGGTGGCGTAATATCCTACGGGTTGTTTTTAGCCTGATAGATCCGGAATATCTCACCGGTCACCTCCTTCACCTGTTCCAGTACCCCTCCCAGGAACTCCTCTTGCGTGAGTTTTCCCTGTTCTATCCGTGCCAGTTCCGCTTCCCATCCGGAAGTGAGGGAGGTGTCGGCCACTTTCATCCCACGTACCGTTTCATAGAAGAAAAGCCCTTTTGGGGTGGGGATGACATATTTGCCTGAATAGCGGATATATTTACGCTCCAGCAGTGTGCGGATGATATTGGTACGCGTGGAGACGGTCCCTAATCCGCTCCGGTCCATATAGCCGACCAGCTCCTCATCCGTATAGGGGGATACCGGAAGTGTTCTCTTGCGGACGATATTGCATCCGCTTACCGGTACCGGCTCTCCCGGGGAGAAATCCGGTAGTGCGGAACAGGGCATCCCCCCCCTTGCGATAAGATGTTCCCGCCCGAAGATGCTGAGCCACCCCTTTTTCAGGACGCGGTACATTTGGACGCTGAACTTCCGTGCGGCACATACTACGTCGATGGTCATATATTCCACCCGGCAGGATGGCATGAAGGCTTCGAGTGTCCTGCCGAGAATGAGCGTATAGACCAGTTGTTCCTCCTTGTTCAATGTTCCGGGGGGCATGCCGGTGACAATGATCGCATGGTGATCTGTCGTCTCCTGTGCGCTGATGTCGCTTGGCGGCGCGGCAAAGTCCGTCATTTTGGCGTATTGGCGGAATTCCTTGCGGGAAAGAATCTTTTCCATGACAGCGGGCAACGTGTCATATACGTCCCTTGTCAGCAGGCGGCTGGCGGTACGCGGATAGGAGATCAGTTTCTTTTCGTACAAGCCTTGGGTGATATCCTGTACCTGTATGGCTGTCAGGTTGTGGTAACGGTTCGCGTCCTTCTGAAGTTCGGTCAGGTTGTAGGGAGCCGGTGCCCGGATGTCCTCGCTCTTGCGGCTGACCGCCGCGATACGTGCGTTCCGTACCGCCTTGCAGTCACCGTACAGTTCTGATGCGTACCGGTACTCCTGAAAATCTTCCGTGTGGCGCAGTTTTATGATTTGCCTGTCCTTGCAGAGACTGACGAATACCGGCCAGCTGTCGGCTGGCAGGAAATTCTCCCTCTCCCGGTACCGTCTGCATATCTCCGCCAGTACGGGGGTCTGTACCCTGCCCAGCGAATTGTTCCCGAAGCCTACCGCCTTACAGATGGCATAGCTTGAATTGACTCCCAGGAGCCAGTCCGCCCGGTTACGGCTGTCCGCCGCCTGGAACAGGTTGTCGAACCGGTCACATGGAAGGAGGTTCGCCATGCCTTCCGTGATGGCCTCGTCCGTCAGAGACGAGATCCAAAGGCGGAAACAGGGTTGTTTGCACCCCAGAAAACCGTAAAGATGACGGAACAGCATCTCTCCTTCCCGGGAAGCGTCGGTTGCCGCGATGATGGTGTCACATGCGTTGAGTACCTTGGCTATTATCTTCAATTGGAGGAGCGCATTGATGTCGGGGTTCCATCCGGTATCCGTCTTCACGTGCCTTACTGTCAGGAAGGAAGGCGGCAGCAGGGGAAAGTCTTTCCACTCCACATGGGCTGTCCCTGAATCCTTCGGCATTGCAAGGGAAAGCATATTGCCATATGTCCATGTCACCATGTAGCCGTTCCCGGTCATATAGCCGTTCTCCTTTCTGTCGGCTCCCAACACTCTTGCTATCTCTCTGCCCACGTTGGGCCTGTCAGTCACTATTGCGATCATATTCTTCTTTTTTGATGTCCCGTACCGGATTGGGCGGTACGGGGGATAGGTTAAACTTGTTTTATTTTTTTGTTATTTCTTTGAAGGTTCCTCCTGGCGGAGGCCGTTGATTTCCATGATTGGCTTGTTGTTGTCACCGGGTACCAGTTTGAGTGTGGCGTCCATGGTCAGACTGATAACCGGGGTACAAAGTCTCAACGGGATGATTTCCGACTCCTTGCCTTGCAACAACAGGTCGAGGCTGCCGTCCGCTTCCAGTTGCTCCTTGCTGATACCCACGGCCTTCAGACCGGGCCAATCAATATCTTTTACATTATAATTATAAGGGATGTTCCGATTCGTATTCATACGGTTTGGGGATTTGATGTTTGTAAAATTCATTTTGTTTCTCTCTGATTGGGGTTATACCGCTTGTTTTGCGCCCTTCTTTTGTTCCTGCTGCTGGCCTTGGGCGGTATCCGCCTGTGCTGCACGACGGGAAGTATCCCTGCGAATATCAGGGTTCTCTTGGAAATACTGCAACTGTCCGGAATAAGGGTTTACTTTCAGGTAGGAACTGAACGTTTGCCCGTTGTTTTTCAGTCCTTCGACCAGGAGGGTCTTCCCGTCCTGGAGGTTCGCCTTTTCCTGCGCCGTGAATACATGGCCGTAAACCTCCGCCGGGATACGTGGTGCCTGCTGCTCGTTGAACCCATCCGGCGTGCGTGAGTACATCGTCCTGCCGGTATTCATGTCCAGCTTGACAAATGCGGAGAATTCCTCTCCCTTACGGTTGATCATGTTTTCCAGATAGACGGCCTGCCCCTTGCGCAGGACCTCCTTGTCCTCGGCTGTCAGCTGCACGTTGCAGATTTCCTTTGGAATATAGATTTCTCCGGTTTCCGGATTATGACGGGTGTAATTCGGCCGTCCCGTCGTCTGGTCTATCGTGACAAACGCGGAGAAAGCTCCATCCCTGTTCTTGAACTTCATGTCCTCGACCAGGATGGTATGTCCCTCGCTGAGCATCTTTATCTGGGTGGGCGAGAGTGGCACGCCCCCGATGGACTTCTCGTTGAATACCTGGTTCTTCGGGAAGATGAACTCCAACCCCCTGCGCTCGGCACTGTATTGAAGCGTGGCGTCAAACTCCTTCCCCGCCTTGGAGGTCATCCCCTCCACCTTGACGGGTTGTCCCTCCTTCAGCAGTCTGATCTCCTCGTCCGTAAGTCTTACCCCGCTCACTTCCTGCGGGATGTAGACATGTTCCTGCCGGACGGCGACCAGCTCGTTGGTGTTTTTGTCGATGGAGATCAGGCAGGGGGTGTACTCGCTGCCACGCAGGTTGAGTTCCACCGCACGTCCCATGTTGCCGGTCTCACGCAGGTTCTTCTTGTCTTCCTCGCTAAAGTTAAACCCGAAATAAGGGCGTTCCAGTTGCGGTTCCTTGCGTATACCGTGAACGGCCAGCCCCACCTGCCCGTTCTCTTGCGGTATGAGCGAGAGCCTCGCATCCAGTTTGGCTGTCAGCACGCCGGGAATGTTAAGTGTCAGCGGCACCAGCTTGTTGGTCTTGTAACCTCTCAGCATGGAGTCAAGAAGTCCTTGCTGTTCGAGTGTCGCCTTTGAGATACCGATCTTGTCCAATCCCTCCCAGTCGATCATGTTCTCATTGTAACGATAGCGCGGGCCTTGCGGCTCTTGTGGCACCTGCTGTGCCTGCGGTTGCTGTTGTTGCTGGGATGCTTGTTGTACCTCACTCTGTTGCAGGGGTTCCTGCGGTTGCGTTTCTTTTTTTGCCATGGCTGTCTCTTGTTTATTCATGTTTTGTTCCTCTTTGTTCTCTCTCGGACGGATCTCGTAGCGTTTGAGGAACTCCTTCACCACGTCCGTCTTTTTCCCTTCCGCCAGGTCCTTGATCGCCTGCTTGTTCACCTTGTAGTCGTGGAAGGTCATGCGGAGCAGGCGGAAATGGGTCGGTTCCTTGAACTGGCTCCAGAAATTCTTGATGAAGTTTTCGAGTATGCTCGAGTTCTTGTCGAATTTCAGGAATGAGTTTTCATTCTTCTCGTCCGCTGGAACCGTCTTGACCTTCCCGTCCTTGTCGATCTCGCTGACCACTTGTACACCGGCTTTCGGATCGCTCTTGTTATGAATCATCATCAGCTCGGTGATCTGTTCCACCAAAGGGGCATCGTTCATGACCTTCGGTTTCCGGGGCCGTCCAGGCTTCTCGTTTGGGCTCTTTTCTTGTGCCATACCTTTTCTTTTTGGGGTTAATAAATTGCTTTGACACTTCAAAAATATGGGCTAAATCCGAATAAAACACTGATTTTCAAAAAGGTGTCATCAGGTGTCATCAGATGTCGTCAAATGTCCGAAAGACTAGTTTTCCGTGAGAGAAACATGCCGTGAAAACAAGGATATGGTATGCGGAGGAAGGGCGAAGAAGCCGGCACGGGCGCAAAGGGAGGATTATGCAGAGCAGAGGGAGCTGAAGTCCCTGTCTTCTCATGGGGCGGCGTTTTTTTCATAAGACATTGCAGGTCTGCCCATATATCCCGTACTTCCTGCCGAATTTATTAGGGATATAAAGGAGGCCCTCCTTTTTTCATCAATGACACGGTCATGCGTCGCGTCGGTCGCAGTGAGTCCCTATAATCTTTCCCGAAATCAAAACCATTGTCCGGGCGTTTGTTTCCATGTGTATTTTCCGCGACTTGTCGCAAGGAAAATACTCATGGAAAGCGAAGCCGGAACGCCCGTGACAATACGGTTTTGATTTATCTTTGATTATAGGGAACTCGCTGGTATCCGTCTGTTTTTACGAATTTCCCAGAAAACATATACTGTCTTGTTGTTTATGCGATATAAATATTTCTAGACTTGTTCCACGGAAAAAACGTCGCTTTTCATTTTCGGACTTTGATTCTTTACGAGGCTATTCGGACTGTCTTTCAAGAAGATTTACAGAGTTTGGCATCGGCATCAGGTGATATTCGGTGTTCCAAGTGGAGAAGCGGAATCCATGACTAAATATTTTCTTCCTTCAACAATATAGCCCACGGGTTGTATCTATGTACCTATTATTCATCATAAAACAGACTATATATGGCTACCATTAAATTAAAATTCCGTCCGTCGACGGTACAGGGTAAGGCCGGCACGCTCTGTTACCAGCTTTGCCACCGTCAGGAGAACAGGCAGATTACCACCGACATGAGGATATTTCCCGAGTGGTGGAATGAGACGAAACGTGAGCTTGTCGCTGTCCCCGGCAATGAGAGGGTCCTGACCGCCTACCGGAAACGGGCGGAAAAGGAGATGCGTGACATCCGTGAGATTATCCGCGAGCTGGACTGTAGCGGAGAAACATACACCTTGTCGGAAATACTCAACCGCTATCGCTCCCTGCCTTCCGAGCCCGGTTTCCTGTACTACATGAAAAAAGAGATGGAAACGCTTTGGGAGAATGGCCAATACGGCACCTCTCGTAATTACCGGCGTGCACTGAACAGCTTTTCCGCTTTCCTGGACGGTGACGACATTCCTTTTTCATCGTTGGATTCCGCCCTGGCGTGTCGGTATGAGTCATGGTTGTGGCAACAAAAGGTAGCGAGAAACAGCAGCTCGTTCTATATGCGGATTCTGCGTGCCGTCTATAACAAGGCCGTAAAGCAAGGTCTTGCGGTGCAGACCTTTCCGTTTCGTGAGGTTTATACAGGAGTGGCTCGCACATCGAAGCGTGCCGTGGATGAGGAAACCATTCGGAAGTTACAGCGGCTTGACCTATCCGGATCACCGGCTCTGGCACTTTCAAGAGATATGTTCGTGTTCAGCTATTGCGCCCGTGGGATGGCGTTTGTGGATATGGCCTATTTGAAAAAAGAGGATGTAGGTGGAGGACGAATCACCTATTATCGTCATAAGACCGGGCAATACCTGACACTCCGCATAGAGCCGTGTATGGTAACGATATTGGAACGGTATGGGCGGACTTGTCCGGAAAGTCCATATCTTTTCCCCATCCTTACCGATGAACAGCCGGAGCTGGCTTACCGTCAATATCGGACCGGATTGAACTACCATAACCGAAAGTTGAAACGGTTGGGCAAATTGCTTGGCGAACCATTACCTTTGTCCTCATATACGCCACGCCACAGCTGGGCTACCGCCGCACGCAACCACGACGTACCGATTGCCGTCATCAGTGCGGGGATGGGACACAGCAGCGAAAGGACTACGCTTATTTACTTGGATTCTTTGGACAATGCCATAATAGATAATGCGAACGAGAAGATTTTGAAGGGTTTGAACGATACCATTTCTATGTAAGAGAGGGTAAAAACACACTGCAAAGGTAATGATTCTCAGTAAAACTGAAAAGTAAAATAAACGTTTTTATTTCCTTATTTTACCCCCCCCCATTTACAAACAGTTGATTATCAATAATTTATATTACTAATTTAATATGAATCAAAGTAAGTATTCGATAAACTCCCTCGTATATTGGGTAACGTATGTTCATAATGTCGTTTATTCATTTTATCGTTCTATGATTTATTGTTACATCAATTCAACCCAAAGATGTGCGGGTTCTATAGTAATTGATATTATCCCTACTAATGGAGCGGATAAAAGGAAGTTTTTCCCCTTTGCCCCTTATTTTCCTGTGACAAATGTGATAAAGCGATATTTTTATCCCTACTTTCCCGCCATAATTGGTATAAAAGGGTATTCTTTCCCTTATTTTCCCTATTTATCGGGGATAATGAAGATAAAAACGGCACTTTATTCCCTATTTTCCCGTCTTGATTGGCATAAAACGGTAGTTTTCCCGTGTTTAGGCGAGATTTACGAAGGTATCAGGAGTCTTTCTTGGGAGATTCCGGTGACGTAACGGATAATATCTTGCCCTTGGATAACAGATTGTCAGGTAACAATTCGGCCAGATCCATCGAGTAGTCATCGTCATAATCATGTATATGTTCAAGGAAGTAGATCAGCCACGTGCGGAAGTCAGCCCCGGCAGCCTTGCAGCAGCCGAAGAACGAGTAGAGCACCGCCGCATCTTCAGCGGCATCATTATTGCCACAGAACAGGTAATTACGTCTGCCGCACGCGACAGGCCGCACTTTATTTTCTATCTCGTTATTATCCGGTCTGTAACGACCGTCCAGATGGTACCTGGAGAGTTTGTCGAACCTTCCGTATGTATATTTTATGGCTTTTCCGATCGGACTGTCTTTCATTACTTTGGGATATTCATTGACCAGCCATTTCTCGAAGCGCACAAGTATGGGATATGCAAGACGTGCCCTAAGTTCAGCCCTCTGTTCGTAAGTCAGGCGTTCATCGTCAGCCTTACGCTCCACGTCATAAAGCAACTGTATCTGTGCGAGCGCATAGTCGGCACGCTGCATGTCATTCTTTCTTGCCTCCCAAAAATGTCTGCGTGCATGGGCCCAACAGCCAAGAAGGATAATACCTTTCTTGGCGTCCAGCATCTCGTACCTTTCGTATCCGTCCGTCTGTATGGCTCCCCGGAACTTGCCGAAGAGTTTCAGCACCACCTTTCCACTTCGGGAACCCTTGTCATAGTAAAAGAACTGACGTCCGGTCATGACACTGCGCACAAGCCAGATATAACCTTTGACCGTCTTGTGTCTCTCGTCATTCATCACGGGGATTGTCGTTTCATCCGACTGTATGTAGTCAGTCTGCATCACCAGCTCCCATAATCGGAAGTAAAGGGGCCTTAGCAAATCCGCCACATCCTTGAACCAGTCGTTGACCGTTGACGCGGGGAGATGTACCCCCACACGTTTGAACTGTTCCAGTTGCCTGTGGAACGGTATGTGATCCACATATTTCCCTATCATCATGTCTGCCAGCAATGAGGCAGAGGCATAGCTCTTTGCTATTGGCATGACGGGAAGCGGGCCGGTCTTGAACTCGTTTGTACCCTTCCGTTTGGCTGTATGGCGCACTATCCTGCGGATATAGAACTTCTCGGGCTCGTGCATAAGGATCTCGGTCACTTCCTCTCCGGGAAGGAGCGTCCACTCTTCCGGATTATACCCTTCGGGATATATATGGACCACCTCACGCTCAAGATTCTCCGGAAGGGATTTTCTCGCAGGATGCTGCTTCCCCGCTTTTTTACGGGCGATGATCGCTTCTCTGGTAGCCTTCAACTCCTTTTCTGCTTCTTCTGCGGCTTCAGCCTCCTGGGGAAGCATGTCAAAGCCTTCAAAATCCAGCCAGCGGTCCTGGGCGTCAGGCTTTATGAACTTTTCCGCCTTCTTACCGTACAACTGCCGTTCAAGATAGGATACACGTTGCTCCAGACTGTTGATTTTTGCTTCCTTTTGGGCGATTATGGCATCCTTGTCAGACAATAAAGCCTCATACACCTCTTTGTCCGCAGCTTTAAGGGGCTGCGTGGACACCATCTCCTTCAACCGGCTGTTTTCTCTATACAGACAGTCGCATTTGTGCATGAGATCCTTTATCAGTAATTCCTTATCGGTTGGCATAATCGTTTAAATATGATGCTAAGATACTAAAAAACAGCCGGAATACGGCATTGTATATGTTATAATTTGTTACAACTACAACCCATGGAAACCACTCCTTTTATAACGCCTGACCTTGCTGCCGTCCATTCCTTGAACCATCATCACAAGGTCATTCCAGAAGGTTTCAATCGCTTTAATCCGACCTTCCTCCGTATTTATGACCGGCAGATGGAAGTGCCCATGTTCCAGCCTCATATGGTATATCACCAGACCACCATATTCCATATGGAGGATTTTCATACAGGTACAATTCGCATTGATAAAAATGAAAGCGTCACCGTCCCGTACATTCTTTCCCATCTGGTTGGTCACGATGCCGCTAAGCGTATAAAAACTCTTACGCATGTCTGTCGGATACGGGTAAAGATAATATCTGTTGGATTCATTCAAAGAAAACATAGGCTAACGGTTTGAATTCAAAAATATCAGGGTTTGCAATACCTCCGGTGACAAAGGGCTGTTCAAGCGGACTGTGACGCCATTGGGATAGGAGATCTCACATAGCGGCTGGGGAATTGGCGACGGGCTGACCGGAGGGGCAGACAGCAGGGATTTCTCCTTATGGGGAAGACTGACCTGGCCCTTACTGTTTACCTTTACCGGGATAAAGCCGCCTTTGCGCAACAGCTTGGAACGCCACTCGTAGAAACGTTTGGGACGAATACATTCATTCGAACAAAAATCCATAACTGACAGTCCGCTCGACTTGAAACGGGAATAAATAGATTCAAAATCTTCCATGGTCCATTGATGTGACATAACAATTGAGCTTTTTTACTTTGATTACAAAAGTAATATCACATTTTTAGAATGAAAGGGGGAGTTTATCGAATGCTTACATAGAACTCTATATCAAAATGAACGGCATGCCGGAATGCGAGCTGCGTTTCCGCAATACCGTATTAGTAACCCTCGATACCGGCAGCGGTACCAAAAAAACATTGAGCTAATGATATTCAGTGCAAAAAAATGGAACAACGGCAAGGAGCTGAAAGCGGTGATGAAGGTGAACACCGCCATCTCCTTTGACATGATGGAGGCACCGCTCCGGAATGCTTTCCGGCAATACCTCGTACCGTTATTGGGCGATGCGATGGTGGGAGAAGTGGTCGAGATATATGAATTCGGTCCAAATCCGGATGTATTGGAACAGAATACCGAAGGGGCAACCGAACGGGAGAAACTGGACAGCCGCCTGCTGGAGATCTGCAAACGCGCGAACGCGAACCTGGCGTTCTGGAACGATTTCGATGAAATCAGCATGCGTATCACCGATGCGGGCTTCCAACGTCAGAAATCCGACAACGGCGAATCATTCCAGCAGGTGTACAAGTACCAGGAAGATAACCTGCGGGCATCGTTACGCAACAAGGGGTTCAATGCGCTCGACGAGCTGCTTGAGTTTCTGTATGCCCATATAGCCGAATATCCGGAGTTCGCGTCCTCCCAGGCCTATCAGGACCGTAAATCAGCCATTGTCCGCAGTACCGCGGATGTCAATGACGTCTGTTTTATCAATGGCAGCCGGATTGTTTTCCTCCGTCTGCAGCCGCACCTGAAGTTTGCCGAGGAGATGCTCCTTCAGCCGGCCATCGGTGACAAGCTGTATGAGCATCTGATTGACGGACTGGTAAATCCCCCAGAAGACGAAGAAGCCCGGAAGAGCATGGAGCGGTTGCGCCTTGCCTGCTCCCGCTACATTGTGGCAATGGCGGTCAGACGGCTGCTGATGGAGACGGGTAGCGTCACGGACCGGGGGCTGTACTTCACCGCTGTACAGCCGGGTGAGAAGGGCAATGAGGAGAAGAGACCCGTCGATACGGAGCGCATAGCCGTACAGATCCAGAATCTGAAAACGGATGCGGACATGTACATGACCGTGCTGCTGCGTACGGTACGGAGCTGTTTTGAGAATTTCTATGAGGGTGATCCCAGGCAGATATACGACCGGGACAATGACCATAAACGCACATTCTGGACATGAGGGAGCTTCGCATTGCATACCGTAGATTCGGAATCCGCCATGAGATAATCCGCCGGGTACCTCAGAAATGGGAGGAGCTGACACCGGCACAGTTCCTGCTCGTGTCGCGGCTTTATCTTCAGGAAATAGACGAACCATCCTTCCTGAAGGAGTTCTATTCCCTGCCGTACGGGGTCGGTTCCGACACCTATTACAGTTATAAGCTGAGCGAACTGGTGGAGTTCATCAGCGACTGCCGTGTCCGGATGGACCGCTTTATCCTTCCTGCCGTCTCCGGGCTGAAAGCGCCGGGTGACCGCCTGAAGGGGATGTGTTTCGAACACTTCATGCACGTGGACACTGCTTTCAACCGATATGTCCGTGACGGCAAGGATGCCTCACTGGACACTTTCGTAGCAATGCTCTATTTGAAGGACAACGAATATATTGTCCTACCATCAGGTGGGAAAAACGGCTTATTTAGCAGGCAGAAACCGCTGATACTGCAAAAACGGATAATGAAGGTGACAAAGATTGACAGGCACGTCAAGTATGCCATATTCCTGAACTACGTTTTTGTCAAGAGGTGGCTTTCAAAGGCTTTTCCTTTCCTCTTTCCGTTGGATGATGAACCGGAGGAAAAGCGGAATAGTCCCGCCGCACCGTCAGTCAACTGGCTCGACATCTTCGACGCCTTTGTCGGTGACGATGTGGCGGTGATGGAGAAATACCAGGCGATGCCGGTGGCAACGGCATTCCGCCTGCTCAACAAAAGGATACGTGACGCCCAAAAACAGAAGAAATGACTTTTTCGGAATACATAGAGAATCTGGCTGAAAGGCATGTCGATATACGACACAAGGAGAATGATGAAGTACACTTCCTCTCATCAGAACGAGAGAAGCATACGGCACTGGACAGCGTGCTCCACTATCCGGCAGTGATTGTGGACCGTGGCTCAGGATTCGGTTACGGCGGTAATCCGGGTGCATACCGAAAAGACCGCGATTACCTGCTCTTCATTGTGGAGCATGTGTCCGACACCTCCGACTATGAGCAGATAGAGGCTGCCCTTGACAAGTGCGAGCGCATTCTTGATGAGCTGCTCAACCAAATTTTGGAAGACAAAAGGAAGAAAAGGCTGTGGCTCGCTTTTTCCTTGGAGGATGTGGAAGCGGATTATGTGGTAAACAATGATAACCAGCTTTATGGCGTGGTTGCGGCAATACATCTGTCCGAACTTTACAAGGTTTTGAATTGCCGCAATGCATTTTTATGATACAGTATGTCTGATACACTTACAACATTGAAGGAGCTGGCGGCACAAGTGCGTGGTGCCACCCGAAAAGGTGAGAATACGGCTGAACGTGTCGGGCGTCTCTTTGTGGGCATCCTTGCCCTCATGGAAGAATCCGAAATTTCATTCGAGCCTTCCGAGGGATACGATACGCTTGGGACATTGAAGGAACTGGCGGCACAGGTACGCAGTGCTACCGAGGACAGTGAGAATACCGCCGAACGTGTCGGACGTGTTTTTGCCGGCATCCTGGATCTGCTGGAGCAGTCCGGTATCGAGTTCGATACTGCCGAAGGAGATGATTCCATAGAGATTCTGCAGTCCCTTTCCGACCAGGTACGTGGTGCCACCCGAAAAGGTGAGAATACGTCCGAACGTGTGGGGCGTCTCTTTGCGGGTATCTTGAATCTTTGGGCAATGAGAGCGGAGGACTGGAACAAGGTCATACCGCCCGTCTATGTCCGCAGCGACAACGGACGGCAATATCTCGGCATCTACAACGCGACCAAATCGGTCATGGAGGACTATCCCGACGGTCTGACGCAGGATGTGACGATAACATGCACCCAGACCAACATAGACTACAAGGGCAACAGATACCAGGATGAGGACAGCATGTGGAGCGTGGAGATGAAAGGCTGGAACCAGGATACCGCACATATACTTACCATTGACGGGGCCGGCAAATGCACACTCGACGGCCGCGGTTTCGGTGGCATACATATCGAGGATTGCAGTAACATCATCATCCGGGACATCACCTTCCTGAACTTCAATACCTACGAGGGTGTTTATGCACCGGAGGAGCCCGCCTGCATCTATGCCACAAACATCTCCAAACGCAAGCCTTGCCGCAACCTGTACTTTGAGAACCTGACCGTCAAAGGGCAGAGCACCAAGAGTCCGAACTCCAATTACCGCACCCGCTACGGCATTACGGTCAAAGGATACGAGAATGTGTGTCTCCATAATATCCGTATGTCGCAGGTCGTTGTCCAGCCGATTTCCATTACAGACGCGAATACCGTCTATATATCAAAGATAAGATTCTCCGAATCAGTGATGCAGGCCGAAGTGGTCGGGCACCCGTCAATCATGAGCCTTTCGGCAACGGATGTCTATATCATGGATTGTGACATAGACGGCAGCCATTACAATGAGGTAGCCATTTCCGTAGGCAAGGTCAAACAACTGTTCTTAGAGCGTAACCATATCTACAAGACCTGCGGACCGGTCATCGGAATAAGCAATGAACTCGGCGCGGACAAGATATTCATATCCGGCAATTACATGCATGATAACATGGAGCTTCCGAAATACCAATGGGACTGCACGTGGTTCACGTTCCCCGGCATGTCCAAGGAAATAATAATCGCGAACAATACCTTCGTGTTCAGCAGCGGCTATTTCCAGGAGTTTTTCGCGCGTTCGAGCACTTCCGCTATCGAAAGGCTGGTCAATGTGAACAATATATTTGTCCGGCACAATGAGCAGAATCATGGCATCTTCATCCTTTCGAGCGTCCATAGCCTCATAAGTGGCAGTAATATTTATAATAAGGAGACCGTATTGTACTCCATGGCCGACAATACTTCACCGGTGTATTTTGCCGGAAACAACCAGGGAAACCTTGCGTACATACAAGCACAGGGATATGAGGCTGGCACGGCACAGATTACCGACGGGAGCGCCATCCTGATGGATGACCGCCCGTGTCTGACAGCGGAACTGGCAGCCATTCACAAGAGCGTCGCGGAATATGTACGTGAATTCGATTACAAGTACCAGACGAATGACCGGGACAATACCAGCATCGGCTGTGACAACTACTACAGCGTCGAGTTTGACGAGACAGCCGACACCACCGATGGCTACGACGGTATAAACCGTTACAGCAATGAAGTCTTCAGCAGCGCTGCCCAATACAGTATGCCGTCAGACCAGACCCTGGTGTTGCTTGCACGGTCCAAGAACCGGGACAGGATGGTTGTGTTCAACATAACCAAATCGGACGATGTCGGTAACCGGATTGTATCTGTCGGCCGCCTGGCATCGTTCTCCATCCGTCCGAAGCTTGACGGGAACGGAGAATATACAGCAGACCAGTTATATGATGTAACCATTGAATAATGATGAATATATGAAATACCACGAGATTCTGAAAGCCCTGATCGGCATTCCCTCCTTGTCCGCAAGACTTGACAACCCTTTCCCTCTGGTCGGGGACAAAGTTACCATATCAAGTACAAGCGAATGGGTGAGGCAACACGAGTATCTGCTTGATGGTGGAGCCGGGCCTGAACGGTCTGTCCTGGATTGTGTACTGGGAAAATCCTCAGAGACTGTAGATATGTCTGCCGCAGGTGAGTTCATACAGAGCGTCAGTGTATCCAACGATAGCGGCAACGCTTCTGTCAGGAAAATCGCATATCCGATGCTTCCCGCCACCGAGCCCTATTTTATGGTTACCGCCACTGAGATAGTGCGTGTCGGGGAAAGGGGCTATCTTTCGATATATGCCGAAAACGGTTATGCCACTTCCCGCAACAATACCATCGTTGCGCGTATATACAAGGAGAATGAACCGGAACCAGTGAAAACCGTCGGCTTTGACACGAGCCGTCCAGGACCGACTGTCTGGGCGGCATCCCCCTATACCTTCGATGCTGTGTCCGACCGTGGAATATACGATGTGGAGGTGGACGTGACAGATGTCCTGACCGGTGTGACTTTTACCAAACGTATCAACAAGCTCATAACCGTTACCCCCGCGCTTGCCCCCCGTGATGAAGCGGTTGAGTATCTCGTCCCCGACGCCAAGATTGTGGGTGGAGCCGAGAGCTGGATTATAGACGGTAAGGATTATCCGGCAGGCTGTACGGTTATCCTAAAATATGACCCGCAGTTCGGTGAGAGATACCCCATGCGTCTGCGTCTTGACAATTTCAAGGGCACGCGGGAGAATCCGATCATTTTCACGATAGATACTGAGGAGCCGTTTGAATTCAACTGGTTCTATTGGTTCGGCATACTCTTCAATGACTGCGCCCATATCGTCTTTGACGGTAGGGGCTATCATAATCTAGATAAGGGGTTCAGAATGATTGCCATGCCGGAATTTGCGAATATCGCCATACAAGTCACCAACTATTCGAACGAGCTTGAATTCTTTGGTATCGAGATCGACAAGGCGGATTTTGCCGGATTCATGATCAAGACAGACCCCACGGCCGATAACCCCCAGGGGTGGTGGCCTGCCTATAGGCTGGAAAATCTCAGGCTCCATCATAACCATATTCATGACACGGTCGGAGAAGGGAGCTATCTGGGACACTACAGTCCTAATTATTATACCGGTACCAACAGCAACGGGGAGGAGGTCAGATACCGTGCGCACCACTTGTACAACACCCGCATATACCGTAATATCTATGAGAATCAGGGTTATGACAACTTCCAGCTCAATAATGCCGAAGATGCCGAGATATGCTATAATGAATTCATCAATGGCGGTAACCGTATGGAGAAGGACCAGACATCGGCTCTTGCCCTCGGTCTCAGTGGCAAAATATACAACAATGTCATACGCGGGCATTTCGGCCCTGCCATCCAGTGCCTGTGCATGGGTGATGTGGAGATTTTCAACAATATCATCGCTCCCGGCACGGAAGTCTCAAGCGCTTTCTATCTGGGGGGCTTCCAGGAACCCCCGCAGTCCGATTATGATACCGGGTTGACAATAGGGCATCTGATTAATATACATAACAACATCCTCTTCTCGTATGGCGTGCCATATCTGTTCAGTCAGGCGAACAAATGCAAGAATGTCCGTATTCTGGACAACTTCTGTGTACATAAGGGAGCCTGGGGAGGTCAGGCGGCGGATATAATGTCCGGTTGGAAAGTAGAGGGGAACATGGAACTGGAATACCCGCGTTACCCTTTCGATTTCCAGGCTATTGACGAGCGGTACAAGATTGCCGATTCCATCAATCTGGACTATCGCATTGCCGCCTCCTCGCCTCTGGTTGAAGGAGGATGCGGCGACAGTTTCCGTTTTGATTTCAACGGCTATAAAAATTGGTACGACAAGGTGTTCCCTATAGGCCCTTTCCTTGGGAAATATAGGAGTCCGGACATCGTGGATGCCCTTTTCGGACTGTCATCCATTGTGATAGACGGAGGTGCCGCCAGTACCTTGAGCAATAAGGTCAGCGTGCGGATGAATTGCAAGGGTGAGGTGACACATTACCGTATAAGTGAGAAAAGGGACTTTTCCGACACGGTGTGGTCGGAGTGGAGCGGTGATACCGTAGAATTCACATTCCTTTCCACAGGACCGAAGACATTGTACTGCCAGATAAAGTCGTCTACGGAAGAGAGCGCTGTTAAATCCGCATCCATCATCTATCAGGAAAGCCCGTTGGTACTGTCCTCTGTCGTGATAGAGGACGGTGTTCCTGAAAAGAACGGAAAGACTGTGAGTGTTGAAATATCATACAGCGGTTCTGTCATGCCCCGATACTACCGTGCAGGTGAAACGGAGGATTTGACCTCTGCCGGTTGGACTGCGTTTACGGAACGTTTCTCCTATACGTTTGATACAACGGGCGCGAAGACCTTGTATGTACAACTGATGGACGGATTCGGGCAGATGACTGAAACCCGGTCCGCAAGCATCACCATCAATCCGCCGCGTAAGGCAGTGGTCAGTATAGGATGGGCCTATGATGATGTTGCCCCCGGATGTGTGTTTGACAGTGGGCTTGGCATCAATAGGATGAATTACTCGGCGACAGCCCGGACCTTTGTATGGGATTCCGGGGAAGATGCCGGAACTGTCGTCAAAGGGGACTCCGTCAATTTCAATGAGGATATCAGGGTCGGTGGTGCAACTACAGGTGACGATAGTGGCATGTATCCGGACAGTGTGTTGGAGAAATATGTCAGGTATAACGGTTTCCCGCAGAATACATACGGACACAGGACAGCCTCGATACATCTCTCTCCAGGGACATACCGTCTGCGGCTGTTCTGTTCCCTGAACTCCACTTATAAGAACTCCACGGAATTCATGAAGGTACAGACCGTCGTGGACGGTGTTGCCAATGTGTTTGAACTGCCGGACGGTTATGATGTCATAGGCAATCTCACCCGATGGCTTGAACAGGAAATCACCGTACCGGAATCGGGAATGTTCGAATTGCAATGGGGGATGGAGAATGCGACAAAAGGATGGATGGAGGTTCCGCTGAATATTATAGAAATAGAAGAAACGTAAGATAATGAAATATATAAAAGTAGTATGGCTAAAGCAGAAATCTTATTCAAGGTCATCCGCAAATGGGAAGGCGGATGGAGTGACCACAAAAATGACAAAGGTGGCAAAACCAATATGGGGATAACCTTGTCTACGTGGAAATCATGTGGTTATGACAAGGATGGTGACGGAGATATTGATGCGGATGATTTACGCATGATTACTCCGGATGACGTTTTTCATGTTTTCAAGAAGTATTATTGGGACCGTTACCAAGCGGACTTCATACACAACCAGTCCATTGCGAACATCTGTGTGGATTGGGTGTGGGCCTCCGGACGTCCCGGTATCACAAGGGTACAACAACTACTGCAAATCAATGTAGACGGCATCGTAGGTCCTCAGACGGTTGCAAGTATCAATCTGGCCAACCAACGGCAGCTGTTCGAAGCTATCAAGACAGACAGAATCCGGTTTATTGAAGAAATCTGTAAAAGGGACCCGTCGCAGCTTGTATTCCGGAAAGGATGGCTGAACCGGGTCAATGATTTCAAGTTCTCTGTCCGCTGAATTCTTGTCCTTTTTTCCACTCTTTTCAGCCTTTAGTTTTGTGTCCGGAACTAAAGGCTTTTTTATGGCAATAACTGAAGAAAAGAGTTTAATGACCTCCGAGAAATTCAATCGAGGAGTTGAGAACTGGACGTGGAAAGTCAGGAATACCTCCGTAAATATTCTACAACGGACACACGCAACCGGCAGATTGCGTAGGGAACTGCAATCCCGTTGGCTGAAAGACCGTGAAGGTGGACCGGCTTATGTCGGTCTGGGTTTCCGCTTTGCCCGGTATGGTGCGTACCGGGAGTATGGCGCCGGGCGTGGATATATCGTCAAGAACGGAATTATAATGAAGGGACATTCGGCATGGAGCGATAAGAAGAAACGTCAGGAACTGCGTTCTTTACGTGTTTCTGAATATCGTATCCGGCGCATGCGTACCGTTGATGAACACTATGCCGTTATCCGGCGAAGTCCCCTACCCTGGTTAGACCCTCCCATTGTGGATAACATCGAATCACTGGCTGATTTATCCGGAGAGTATTACGGTGACCAGGCACTCAAGAATGTGCTTCAGAAGTTTGATAAAATAACAATTGAAAAACGTTATGGCAAAAAGTGACAAGACTGTCAAAAGAGGTGTCTACTTGTACATCGATGGCAAGGAAATTAAGAATGACATCAATTCCATTGATTTGGAGATGAAACGCCTACAGCGTGACATTAAGGAAATGACACGCGGCTCTGAGGAATACAACCGCACCATGGCGAAGATACAGCATCTTCAGGGGATTTTAAAACAGCATCGCCAGGAGATAAAAGGCATCACCACCGAAACCAAGAAAGCGACTGTCAGTATTGGCAGTATGGTAGACTGGTTCAACCGTTTCGGTGGAGTTATCTTGTCCGTAATAGGTTTCCTTACCGGTTTTACCCTTGCCTTGCGCGCCATCAGAGACGAACGCAACAAGTTGGAGGAGTCCCAGGCCGGGCTGAAAGCCTTGACCGGACTTGATGATGACAGCATTGCCTGGTTGACCGGGCAGGCCAAGACGCTTTCCACCACCATGACAAAAGAGGGCTTGCGTGTCCGCCAGTCGGCAGCCGAAATCCTGGATGCGTTCATGCTGGTCGGTTCGGCCAAGCCGGAACTGCTGGGAGACAAGGAAGCGCTCAAGGCTGTTACGGAGGAAGCCATGCGATTGCAGGCGGCAGCCAAGGACATCACCCTGAACGAAGCGGTTGATTCGCTTACTTTATCACTCAACCAATATGGGGCAGCGGCAGACCAGGCTGGACGGTTTACCAATGTATTGGCTGCCGGCTCCCAGGCAGGTTCCGCCAATATCGCAAGCCAGGCAAAAGCTATCCGGAATGCAGGTACCGCAGCGGCTTCGGCCAATGTTCCCATTGAACAGACGGTCGCATTGATTGAAACTCTTGCCTATCGGGGTATAAAGGATGAAGTGGCCGGAACGGGATTGAAGAAATTCTTTCTTGTTCTTCAGACCGGAGCGGACGAGACCAACCCTAAAATTGTCGGGTTGGATAAGGCACTGGAGAATCTGAAGAACAAGAATATGGATGCAGGCGCCATCAAGAAAATGTTCGGGGAGGAAGGCTACAATACCGCATCCGTAATCCTTCAGAACACGGAGATGGTGAAAGACTTCACCGCTGCCGTCACCGATACCAATGTGGCGTATGAGCAGGCGGCCATAAACAGTGATACCGCACAGGCCAAACTGGAGCAGGCACGCAATAAGATGAAGCTGGCAGCCATTGACCTTGGCGAAAAGTTGAATCCGGCTCTGACGGTGAGTACGAATATGCTGACCAATGTGCTCAAGTATTTGCCGGGATTGATTGACTGGTGCAAAAAATGGGGTGGTACTGTATTGTGGCTTAGTACGATATTGCTTGTATATGCTACCCGGCTGAAGATAATTACAGCATGGTATTCTATTTGGAATTCACTTACCAAAGTTGCGACAGTTCTCAATTTGGCTTATGCCGCATCAATGAATACATTGTCCGGTTATACAGTAACATCATTTGGAAACTTGCGTAAATTATCAATGCTCATGCAAGGACATTCCGTTTTACTTAAATCACTACGTACCGCCACTTATTTATATGCCGCTGCCGTACAGGTTTTACACGGGCGCGTTGATTTGGCAGCCAAATCGCTGAAAGCAGCTTGGACTATTATGTCCAGCAATCCGATTGGCTTACTGGTTACATTAGTTCTTGCAGCAGCTACCGCATCCTACAAACTGACACAACGCACCAAAGCTTATTACGACCTAAATAAAGTCAATGAGAAAATTACAGAAAAATCAAATGATGAATATGCGCGTCAATCATCACTGATTGAACAGTTGACCACCAAAATACACAATAATAATCTTTCCAATTTTGAACGTAAAAAGGCAATTGTACAATTGCAGGCCATTATTCCGGATTATAATGCAGAGATTGATAAAGAGGGCAAAATCATCAATGAAAACACGGAGGCACTTGACCGATATAATGCCGTATTAGCAACCAATATCGAATTAAAAGAGGCTGCCGACGAACTGGATAAGCACCGGATCAACCTGATGCGCCTTCAAAAATCCCCGGCATTGAGTGACAATTCACCGATGGGGTCGATGGCTCGCGAGGATGTTCGCAACAAGATTTCCCAAGAAGAAGAGATTGTTGAATCTTTAACTGCACGTTATAAGAAACTGGTACAAGAAAAATGGAAAGCATTGAATCCGAACACTCCTAAAAACAATCCCACCGGAGGCAATGACGGTGGAAAATGTCCGATATGTGGAAACAAACCTTGTACCTGCGATAAAAACAACACTTCCAAAGACAAGTTCGCCCAAGCTGAAGCCGACTACTACCGACGTATCGCTGACATCAAACGGAAGTACCTCGCTGACGATAAGATGACCCAGGAAGAATACAACAAGCAGATGCGGGATGCAGAAATACAACTGCTCAACGATAAGCTGAAGGTCAAGGGGCTTGAGCCTTCAGAGATTCAACGTATCAATGACCAAATACTTGATGCGGAAATAAAGGCGCGTGATGAATTGCGCAGGCTTGATGAACAGTCTGCCAAGGATGAAGAGAAACGCCGTAAGGAGCAGGCAGAAGAGACGTTTTCCCGTTTGGACAAAGAGTACCAAATGCAGGTGGAAGCTGCCACCATGTATCATTATGAAAACAGGACTTCCGAGGAGGAGTATTTCAATGAGCTGCGCAGACTGCAAGATGTATATTACCATAAGGTTCTCAATGACGCGGCAATCAGTGAGGAGAAGAAAAACCAGGTACGTGAACAGATGCGTAAACGTAATCTGAAGGATGCCCAAAAAGATGCTGAAGAAGAAAAACGGATTGAACGTGAGAAGTTTGACATACTGTCTGACCTGGCGAAAGGCTTCGGAGAGACCATGGCGCAATTCTTCACGGACTCCGAGGTGTCTCTCAAGGACTTCCTGAAGAATATTCTTACTATGTCGCTTGATGCGTTGGAACGTATGATGATTATGGCCGTTACCGAACGCACCATCAAGAATATAGGTTCACTCGGCTTCGTAGGTGTAGCTAAAGCTGCCGGAGAGATTGCTCTGATAACTGCCGCATTTGAGACAGCCAAAGGGCTTATCTCCAATTTCTACACCGGCGGCTTTACTCCGTCCGGTGACTGGAATCAGCCGCAAGGTATTGTACATTCCAATGAATTTGTCGCCAACCGTTTTGCTGTGGCCAACCCGAATCTGCGACCGATATTCGACGCCATTGACGTGGCACAGCGTAGCGGTAATGTTGGTAATCTGACAGCTGAAGACATAGCGGCTGTAGCAGGTTCCGGAAAGAGTACACGTACCGTACCAGCCAAGGCACCTGCTGCCAGCGCCACAACGACGACCAATGACCCGGCTATGGTGGCGATGCTGATAGAATGTACCCGCGTATTGCGGAAGCTTAAAAACAGGCTGGATGCCCCTTTGGTAGCGGAAACTTATGTTACCGGCAAACGGGGTATCAACCAGGCACAAAAAGAATATCAGAAGTTGAACAACAATAAATCACGCAACAAGCAATGACAGAATTATACATTGACGGGCAGTTGGCCGCCCTTCCTGAAGGGTTCAACATCACGTTCACCTCCGAGAATCCGTATTTCACCCGTAGTTCCAATTATTCCTTGGACATAGAACTCCCCATGCCTGCCAATCATGCCATATTCAAGCACGTGAACAGACTGGATGTGACGAAAAAAAAGACTATCCTTCCGGCCACACTCATCGTTGACGCCAGATGCCTGCTTTACGGCAGTGCGGTTTTACTCTCAGTAGAAGATGCACTGGTTAAGGTACAGCTCGTATCGGGTAATGCGGAATTTAATCTGCTGACGAATGATGATCTGTATATTGACGAACTTGATTTAGGTACAATCAGTTGGCCGAACAACAATCAGAACCGTTTCCAGCCACCTGCCAATATGGTGAACTACTACGGTTCGGTGGACGACATTGAAGCTGTATGGTTGCCGGTGTTCTATCAGGAAGCCAAATGGGAGAACCTTCAGAACGATGCAATCTATGAGTTCGGCACGAACAATTTTACCCTTTGCCCCTATTATGGCCGTCGATGTGTACAGCCATACCTTTTGACAGTCATCAAGAGAGTAGTGGAGCATTTTGGCTATACGTTCGATACCTCCTTCTTTGATAACAATTTCTTGCGGAACGTTTATGTATGCAGCGCGGTAAGCAGCAACCGGGTGGCCGCCGCATTGCCGCACTGGACTGTTTCCGAATTCTTTGATGAACTGGAGAAATTCCTTTGTGCGGTTACGGTGGTCAACGAACGCACCAAAGTGGTGAGTCTCGTAGGGCTTAACGATTATTTTACAGAATCCGGAAAGGAGATAATTCCTGCATCTTCCCTGCTACGGGAGTTCACTGTGGATATTGAAGATGAAAAGAATGAGAAAGACTTGGGCACTGGCAATGTGGGCTACAATCTGCCTTCCCATACGGATGACGGCTATCTGCGAATTGAAAGGGACATCATAGAAGCTGCATACAAACAAGAATATGATTCTTACGATGCAATGCTGGCCGCATACAACGGAATGGGTGACAGTGACAAGAAAAGTACAATCTTTATTGTTGGTAAACGGTATTATATCAACTACAATGAAAATGATAAGAATACGCTGCGTGAAGTCAATTTGTATGCGGATTTAATCCGTGACCCGGAATCGTCCGATGTAGAGACCTCACTCGGAATCGTCCCGGCTAAAATTATTCAGTTCAATGTCGGCGTGTATGGCTCTGTAGCTGATTACGATTTGTCCCGTCCGTACACCTCCATGGTATTGAACATACCCGCGGTGGGCTACCAGGCTACTGTTGCCAAGCAGGAGCGCTTCAATGTCCAGGAAGCCATAAACGGTGACGTGGAACTGAAGGAGAAGCAGGAAAAAAACGGGCACATGGAAGTGGCTGTCAATACCGGCAAGTTCAACCGGCAGAACGTAACTTACAGCGGTCAGACACATGCCTATGATTATGCCTATCCTTTTACGGACTACCAGCAGAAGACCGGGGCACAGCTCACAGACTTCCTTCCGTATTCCCTAAGCTTGAACGATGTTTGTCCGGACAGTGTCGGACATCGGTTGTCGACACTCAGTCTGTTTCACTCCAATATCCCTTACACAATCCAGTTCCAAGCCAATAAGCTGCCGGATGTGAATAAGGTGTTTCTTATAGGCAACAAGCAGTATTTGTGCGAGAAGATTGAGACGGAAATAGATGTTGATGGATTAAGCAAGGTACTGAAGGGAACTTTTTACCGGATAGAATAAAAAAGCTCTTTTTATTTGCATAAAGTAGAATTTTTACTACCTTTGCGTCATTGAAACAACTAAGATATGGTTAAATCAAGAGAATTTCATAGTCAGATACTGAAACGTGGAAAGAAAAGAGGATGGCACTGGATAAAAGGTGAAGGAGACGGGAGCCATCGGATTTATGAAGACAAGAACGGTATCAGATACCCGGTGCCCTATCACGGCGCCAAAGAAATGGGTGAAGGACTAAGAAAGAAAATTATCAGGGATATGGAGCTTGAATAAGCTCCCCCTTTTCTCTATATGTTTGAAAGGAGGATTTTATTATGGGAAAACTTAAAGTGACAATTGAAAAAGGACCGGACTTGTTCGGTGCGTGGGCTGACAATGTTCCTGGTATCTATGGAGAGGGTGAAACTGTGCAGGAAACAAAAGAGAATCTTCTTGCCTCCATTGAACTGTATAAAAAACATAATTCTACAGTCCCTAAAGAATTACAAGGAGAAATATCCGTAGAATGGACTTTTGATGTACAGTCGTTCCTCCAGTATTATAGCGGTATTTTTACCAAGGCTGCACTGGAGCGTATAACGGGGGTCAACCAGAAACTCTTGGGACATTACGCATCAGGTTTGAAAAAACCACGTAAAGCTCAGGTTGAAAAAATAGAAAGCGCATTGCATGGCTTTCTGAATGACATAAGTCAGGTGCACTTGGCATGATGTAAATTCCAATGAATTGAAAAATACTTCTCGGTCAATCGCGAGGCCGTAAGGTTTTTAATGACAATTAGGAGGGCTTCCACGGGTTGGAAGCCTTTTTTGTATCTCTTTGTTGGATATGTGAAATAGAATTAACACCTTTGCAGTGCCCAATATAAACCAAACGTTTCAATTCCTTATGCCGTGCAACCCGTACTCAATCGGGTTCCGGGTGGTTCCGGTGGGCGCGCGGCATAAGGAATTGATTTTTTAGATATGAATTCATTGGAAGATTTCATTCTGACATATATATCAGAACAAACCATTATTCATCCTAAGGATATTAAAGACAAATTTCAAAAAAAAGGTTATAATATGGAACGTATAACGCAAGCTATAACGGACATAGATTCAGAAGGATTAATTTCTACTGCACAAGGAAAAACTGAATCTATTTGTTTGACCCGCGAAGGCAAGAAAGCTGTAAAAATGGGGTTTGCCAAATATTTGGAGATGAAGGAAAAAGAAAACGAGCTGGATAGCAGGATAAAGAAAACGACATTGTGGGGAAACTATATCAATATTGCCAGCGCTGTTTGGGGAGCGGTGGGTTTTATATTAGGAGTCCTAACAAAAGACCGATTAGCAAACTTATGGGAGTGGTTATCTGCAATGTTCTGATTAAACTGCATTTCCGTTGTAAACGAAACAGCTGTTCTTCCATCTCTATGGAGTAATCCTCTAATTCAGAGCATTTATTGGCTGCATATTGTGAAAGCTCTATAGCTTGCTGTATATCTTTATCGGTATATTTCATGATAACTTTCTTTTTGGCAAAAATACTATAAATAATTGAATATGAAACGAGTTTTATTTTTAATCTGTGTTCTGTCCTTAGTGGCAAACACTGTTTTAGCACAAGAACGTCCGGAAATGAGACGTGAAAATCGTAGAAACACAGAAACAACCGAGAGGCAAATACCTCCAGGACATCCGGAGAGAGTCGATGGGCAGAATCCAAATGCCGAAAAACAGCCAATGACTTTTATGCAGTCGTTAAAATTGAGAACAGATGTGGGGAATCCACAATTTGAGGCTGGGCACATGATGATTAAATCTTCCCGATTTAAAACAGCGTCCTTAGCATGTGCGGCTGTCAGTGGAGGTATCTGGTTCTTTAATAACAGCGAAGACTATGAAGTGGCTGTTGCTGGAACCAGTGTCATTTTTGGAGCGGCTGCTGTCATTCTGTATGCTTCGAGTTTGCGTTATGAATGGTTGGCTGGTAAATACTTGAAAATGTCAGCATCACCAGGTGGGTTGTCTGCCAGTATAACTTTTTAATGTGACATTAAAAGCGGAGAAACAAAAAATCTCCGCTTTTCTTTTGCTATTTCAAAATAAACTCTCATCTTTGTGGTGCTAAACAATCAAACATGTTAGTCATGTACGTAGAGCGCGGTTAATGCTCATGACATAATGGGCTTTTTTTATGCCCATACTGAAGATATGTAGAAGTTTGTTTATTGACAAATGCATACGGCTGCCTTTCCTATCAATTTGTTTTGCTCTACGGAGTGACAACTGTTTGATTGTTTAGCGACACGGGAAATGGCAGCCGTTTTTCTGCCTATACGCTAAACAATCAAACAGTATGAAAAAACAAGCCCAAAGCGCCCGCGGACGCTATGTATCCGCAGAGAAGGTTCAAGAACTGTTTGCCCAGTTGGGTATTGAACTGTGCGCCGGACGTAAACGTATCCGTGCAGCACGTAGCGACAAATCCATCTCCATCTATGTCAATGGTGGGACAGTCAACATCACCTTTAATGAGAAAGGAGGCAAAGCATGATGTTCTTTGTTTACCATCTGCAGACCTATTCCCCCAAGAACCGGGCATGGAAAAAGGTTATTGATTATGTAGAGAAGTATAAAAACGTTCTTATCAAGGATGAACTTTCCCTGGATGCACTCAAGCATGAAATAGGCGATACGGTCAACCGCATTAATGCTGAACACCCCAAGATGAAACGTATGAAATGTACTGCTACTCCTTTGGGACGTGACTGTACTATACGCATCGAGGCACATGTCATAAGTGGTGGATGCCCGGACACGGTATTCTTTCTCGATATTTGCAAGGTACGTTCCATTTATCAATTCAGTGAGAAGGCGAATATGCTGGAACAGAAAGGAGGTGAGAATGGATAATACTACCGTTAATGGAATTGTACTCAACGATTCCATATCTAATTGCTTATTGAAATTGCAAAATAATCGAGCAGCATCTCTTGCAGAATTGTTGGATGATAGTATCGGCTTTCTTCTTGAATACAGTGGTTATTTCTATGACAATTCAAAAACATTTTTGGATGTTTTAGCAACATTACATAATGCCCGTACCGAATTTTTAGGCCTTATCCCTAATCAGAAAGGAGGTGCCCAATGAAAAAGCCTATAGGATTCCGTTCTTATCAAAACGACGAAGAACCGGACAAACGAGACGAATTGGAGAAGCAACAAGCCGAGCGGCAGAAAGCCATAGCAAACTTCATCGGCCAGAACTATTCACCCATCGGTACCACTTCACAGAAATCTTACAAGACCACCGCTGAACTGGTATATGAGCTGTCGAACATTGTCGATGTCGCTCCGATGGCGCTGGCCAAACAACTGGCTGATGCCGGGTACCATGTAGAATATTTGGCAGGACAACCCTACTGGGTGATGTACGAGAGAGCATAAATTCGTGCGGCTGCACCTCATTTTGTACGAACTTGTACAAATCGGTGCAGCCGCATTTATTTGATAAATAAAACATTATGAATCATCCGCACGATTGTACGGCTTTTGGCCCCTATTATAGGGTGAAGCTATTGAAACATTGCATGCCTTCCCGCTTGCTCTCATCCATGACGTGCGCATAAATCATCGTTTCCCGGATATTGCTATGTCCAAGCAATTTTTGCAGGCTGGATAAGTCTTTTGTTTTCCGGAGATAAATAGTTGCAAACGTATGTCTTCCTGTCTTGGCCGATATTTTTTTGTTAATCCCCAGTTCCTTGGCAATGGCCTTCAACTGTCGGTTAACGACCTGATCACATTGAACGTTCCTGAACAGACGTCCTTCTTCCCTACCCTCTGCCCATTCTTCCAGAAGTTTTTCCGCAGGTACCGGCATCGGAATCTTTATCGGTTCCGGTTTACAGTTCCGGTTCTTCACACGGTAGTAAGTCAGCACATCATTGTTTACCTGCTCGATACAGAACATACGTGCATCCGTAATGTGCATGCTCGTGAAACACATGAAAAGGAAGAAGGCCAAGGTCAGCTGAAGCTTTTCCGGCAATGTTCTTTGATAGTATAATTGCACAAACTGCATCAGCTCCTCCTCTGTCAGATAGTCCACATCGCTTTTTATTCTTTTGATATGGAATTCCTGGAAAGGATTTTCTTCTATATAGCCCTTTCTGTAGGCTGCGGTGACATATATCTTGATGGTGGACATATTACGTTGTGCGGTTATCTCCGTATTTCCAAGCTCCTTTTTCATGTAAATCAGGTAGTCAGTCAGATAATCCGGAGTAAGGTCCTGGAACTGTAACAGTTCATTATATGCCTTGAACTTTTTCATACAGCTCAGATGATGCTTGAACGTTCCCATCTCTATTCGCCGGCTGTAGGTTTTCATATGCTCCTTCACGAAGTCATGGAAAGTCTTATAATCACTTGGATTGTTATACTCCCGCATGAAAATATCTTTTGTCAAAGCCTGGTTCCTCAGCCGGAACTTCACCAATATATCGTTGACACGTGCTTTCAGGTTACTCACAATAAGATTTATATCCTTTGCTTCCTTACTGTTTCCTTTGAGAAGTCCGCTTTTCTCGTCAAATTTAGCAGCAGGCACAGACACTTTGCAAGGAAGCATTAACTTTTCCTTACCGAGATAAAAGGTTATATATAGCGGAGCATTGCCCTCTTTGGTCAATCTCTGCTTGTTCTGGATGACTCTTACCGTACTCATTTTTGTTTTCTAAATTATTTCTACCCACCGGAAAAGTGGAACTACGGAAAGCTGTGTTTCTGCTATGTTACCTACTTTTTGCACAAATTCTGTCGAAATTGGCAAGGTAGTAAATCGTTGATACCCAGCTAAACGACGAAAGGCAAGCAGCCTTTTTATCGACTACTTGCCTTATCGTTGTGATTCCGTTGCGATTCGGAATATAAAATACTATAAAACCAATACATATAACATTATATTAAAAATCAGAGTTATATAAAAATATTATATTGCATACCATTGCATTATGTTGTGCAATATTTGAACTGAGTTGTGCAATTTATGTATATTTGCACAACCGATATAACAGAGAATATATGACTACAGTAAAAGCATTTATAAGAACTGGGAAGAAAGATAAAGAGGTAAATGTCAGATTTCGATTATCTGATGGACGCAATGTACAGTTATTCCACAAATCAGATATTATGGTCTCTCCTACTCTTTGGGATGCCAAGACTGAAAAATATAAGGCTAAAAGTATTATAAAGTTAGACATAAGAACATCATTTAACACATCTATTGAAGAACGGAAGAATCTAATTTTATCCATTTATGGGAGCAACAAAGAATTAACCAGTGAAAAACTGGAAATCTTAATAGACCAGCACTTACATCCTGAAAAATATAACATCAGCAGTGAAGAGGAATCCATGTGTAGTATGTTCCAACGCTATGTTGACGGATGGCTAAATGCAGGTGTAATAGGTCCCGGCAGAAAGAAACATTACGATGTAGTGATAAGGGAACTGATTCGATTCCTCATTATCAATGGCATTGACGGGTTGCCGGTCAATGAATTCAATAAGGAACATATTCTAAATTTTCGTGATTTTCTACGCAAAGAATACACTCTGGTTGAAAAATTTCCAGAACTGTACGCAGAAATGAATAAGCGGAATATACCATCAAAGGAAAGAAGCCAGAATACAATTGCTGAGAAACTATTATTATTACAAGCATTTATGGTGGAGCTTGAAAGTAATGATGTTATTCCCGTATCTCCTTTCCGCAAGATAGGAAAAGAAAAAGAGTCCATTATGAAGCAACAATATGACGAGCCTTTCTTTCTCACCAAAACAGAATTCAATGAAGTTGTCCACAAAGAATGTCCCGAAACATTGCAGCGAGTAAAAGATGTATTCGTTGTTCAATGTTGTTTCGGTTGCCGTATAGGTGATTTCAGACGATTCACTTTTGATAATATCAGCATTGAAGAAGGAATACCTTACATTCATTATTTACCTCAGAAAACACACAAGGATGGACTTATACGCACTGAGATAAAAACTCCCATCATTCGTATTGCTTATGATATTATTATGAAGTATAAAGGTAGGCTACCAAGCAATGCTTTGTTACCCTATTATCCTGATGGCAATGGTGAAACCGGGTACAATTATCAAATAAAAAAACTACTTGAATACTGTGAGATTAGCCGGAAAGTGGCAATGTTTAGTGCGGCATTGGAAACAAATGAGTACAAATCCATATATGAGATTGCAAGCAGTAAACTTGCCCGTAAAACTCATGTAGATTTAATGAATAAAGTTCAGATAGATAAATACGCAGCAGGACTTCATGCAAAAGGCAGTGGAGCCGTAGACAGATATACTGGATTAGGTATAAAAGAACGTTTTATTTTAATGTGTGCGGCTTTTGGCTGTAACCAGTATGAAGTTGACAATGATTTATCTGTAATGGAATAGGCTCACTTAGTATCTCATATTGATACTCTGTTATTTGACACCATCCCCGTAGTTGAGCAGCTACGGGGATTTTTACTGAAAAAGAAGCGATTCATTCAACTGCCTTTTCCACAATCTCCATCACTACATGGCTTGACTCCAACCAGAACCAATACCACAACCAAAGCATAATTCCACCCAACCAAACAAAAGCCACATCAATATAGTACAAATTTAATATCCTGCTAACCAATACACATAAGAGTTCTCCGCAAAGCACATAGGCAGCAACCATAGTAACAAGCTGGTCATTGGCAACAGTTATCAAAACCAGAATGCCTATAACGGGAAGAAGGGAAATACAATCAATTAGAAGTTGTTGTTTGTCATTCATAATACAATAGGGATTAGAATACAAATATAAACATTATTTTGTATAAAACAACCCTCTATAATAGGAATTTCTGACAAAAAAGAAACGAACTATTATTACAATATAAACGAAAAGAGCGACTATTCAGCCGCCCCTTTCGCATTAACGAGATAGACATAAAAGTATCTCAAATCATCTCTGTAGATGGATGCCGAACCACTACAGAGTTTCCATTCATTCTACAGTTTCTCCTTTTTCATTCAGAAGTACCGTCACTTCTTCAGTGGATTGATTTTCCTTGGTGATGGTCAACACAACCTTATAAATCTTACCGGTTTCTTTCTCGGAAATGAAAGCCTCCTTTATTACAGCCCCCTCATAGTCCTTAGCCAAGACATTCATAACTGCCTGAGGCAAGTCTTTTACTTCCACTTTTGTGAACTCATCCTGAGGATTTTGCTGAGTTTGCTCTACAGACTGTGTTCCAGAAACCACGTAAGCAAATGCTACTGAACTGCCTAATCCCATAACCATTGCTAATGCTACCAATACTTTTTTCATAATCGTAAGTTTTAAGTAAATAAATATAGTTTTTGTATTAACTATAGAACAAACGATATGCCATGATGTACATCAGTACATAATACATTATACATCAGCATATTATAAAAACAAGAAGGAATAATTATGTGTGGAAATATGTGGAACTGAGTACCACACATGGGGAATAATTACACAATATGGATTACTTAATTCCTGGGAAATGGAACAAGGCAGCTGAATAAGCTGCCCCTTCTATAAAACAGTCAACAAACAGACATTCACTAATCAAATGACATAAACATAAGCATAAATAACCCGGCTAAAGCCATAGCAAATGCAATTACCATACAAAACTCTTTTTTCATAACTAATAATTTGGTTAAACACATATTTCCATCACACGTTCAACAACGCACTCTTGTCTCCGACAAAACCTCAGCCGCATAAAAGCTGAGGTCCAGCATGTTCCTTTCAATATATACAATCAATTAGAGCACACAATGTTGGAACATTCTGCAAATCCAGTATAAAGAAACTGCAATGGCTGAAAGAAGGACTATACTAACACTATATACCGGATTCTACTATAAAGACAACTGCTTTTCTGAAATTCCCTACGTGACTTGAGGGAATTTTTATAAAAGAAAGGGCACGCAAACGAAAAAACTCAATAGAAGTTAGGATATGTCATAAACAATAAGCACGAATTGTTAATCTGGAGATAAAAATAAAGGCAGGCTTATTGGGCTGCCTTTTCAAAGATTGCTTTAAATTCAAATTATTTAGAGGCATCTATTATAGCCTGCTTATCATCTCCAATTAAAATTTCATTCTTATTAAAATCGACTGCCACGTATTTATCATTAAACTGATTAAAATAGAGATTAGCTCTTTCTATAAATTCATTGGTAATTTCATCGTTAAGTCCAAAAGCCATAGCTATCCTTTTTGCCGCTCTTTTTGCAACTCGCCTCATATCAGAAGCACTACGCTTATTACAATTTACAATGGGAGTAATTGTTTTATAAAAAGTATCTATGAATTTATGACGAACAAATGAATTATTAAAAGCCTCATATATTTCCCTTTCTATATATTCATATTCCTTTCCCTGCTGGTTAAAAAACTCGATTCCTCTATCCTTATCTGCAAAATATAATCTAAATTCAAGAGAGCTTTTAGAACTTTTATTCATACGCTTGTGAATGTGCAAGCTACGCTCCCAACCAATAGACAGACCACTATGGTGGTTATCTATTTTCATAGTTTGATTTTCAATTAGTGGATGTAATGCCATATACTATTTAATTACTTTAGCCTATATTAGTACAATAATAGATAAAGTGACACCATAGGAAAAAATATTTATGCTACACCTTAGATAACATTTACTATTGTAAAAGGTTGAAATGCATAAGATTGTAACTACTATTTAACTTGGAGTACCATATCCTTTTTCTATATTAATATCTCTCAATTTAACATATAGTTCAAATGGGGTTCCTTTGGTTGCTACCCATTCTGTCAAAATATTCACCAATTCATTCATATCATTTCGATACGACTGTCGGCTATCAGCACCACGTATACCATCTTTGTCTTTACGATGCCCACCTGTTAAAAATGTATTTGCCTCTTCATATATAATGCTTCGCATTTCTTTAAATTCTTCCCCCTTTGGCAAATGTTTTGAAAATAGAGGACGGATAACTTTATAATATAACTGATATTTTTCTTCTGGATTATCTATTGGGTCGATAGGTAAATCTTCTATTTCTTTTTTTAAAGATAACTCTCCATCAATATCGAACTCAAACGTCTGATTCTTTATTTCATCAGCTTTTGCTAATATTTCCATCTTTTCGCGTTCCCTTTGCTCATGAAGTTGCCTAAGTTTTTCTTCCTGGGTTACTTTTCTACTATCATCTTTTTTCATATCCGCTAAATATTATAAATTAATTCTTTAATTTCTTGTACACTCTCTATTAAGCTTTCCTTTTCAAAAGGATGAGTATTAAACAATTTTAATGCATCAGTCATGGCTGGTATATTTTTAGCTAGTGGACTGCTCCAAACCTTTGTAAATCCATTTTGAGAGGCTTCATACATATAAATAGCATATATTATAGAAGGATGCAACGACCATTCTTGCGCACATTTATTCACAATGGAAGGCGAATTTATATATGAAGAAACAAACTTTAAACGTTCCTTATTTAATAAGAAATCGCGAGCAAATTCATCAGGAGAAACTTCGTCTACTAAAAATAAATCAGAATTATTTTCTTCCGAAATATGATAACACCTTTCTGATATTTCTTTAAAATCATACAATACATGGTATAGTTCATGTAAAAGGACAAACCACAAAGTAGGATAACGATTATTTAAGTCGGATAAGACAATACAAGGTTTACCATTGCAAGAAAAAGTTGCACCTTTTATTTGCAAATTAGGTATATGAGGTTGATATATCACTGTTATACCTATTTTAAATAAAGCTCTAACTACTGCTAATAGTCCCCCTTTTATATCCCTAGTATATGGCTTTATTTTATAAATTAAGTCTGTTAAATATTCACGGCGATACTCATTCGGATTATTAATCAATTTGAATTGAACATACGCAGATTTTATCCAAAAGTTACGTATCAACTCATGAGAATCTCTTTTGGATCTACTAAAAGCTGGAAAAATACTATTCTCTGTATAATCATAAACTGTAGGAATGCCAAAAAAGGAAGTAATTCGTTTCTTGATATGCATTAGTGATTGATTAGCTATCAAATCTCCACTTTTGAAAAAACCTATTTTCTTGAGAAGAGCGATATCAAAATTTGCCACAATATATCCAGCTTCACGTGCTTTTTGTATTTCTCCTATTTGTTCAGAAGGCATCTTAGGCACGTATAACTTCATAATGTCACTAATTGATAAACCTAAAAAATGGGCCAATTTGATAACATTGATAATATCTATACGTTCTCCTGTATTATTCAATATTGCCAGTAATGATTTATGGCTGATATCCAATAAACGCTCAGCCTGGGTAGTAGTCATATTCAAATCATTGAGTTTGCTTTGAAATAATTCTTTTAGTGTCATTCCATTACATTCTATTAACCCATGACTAGTTGACTGAATTGCCACATCCAAAACTTTCCTTAATTCTATATCTATATTATCCATACAAAGGTAATTTTACCGCAAATATAGATACTATTTTGGAATATTCAATTAAAATCGAGGTAAAATTACCTTGATTTTAATTGAATATTCCAAAATAAATTCTACCATACAAATATGTTATAGGTTACACCGATACCAACGAATAAACCACCCGGATAGCCATACCCAGCCTGCAAGCCAAATCCCCAACGCTTCCTTTTCGGTTTGACAATCACCGGATGATAAATATCATTCGTCACCGTCTGATACACAGTCTTCGGATACACCACCATACTATCCAGCCGAGGGTCTACATATCCACTCACCACAGCACGATACGAACTGTCTCTATATACTACTTGCTTACGATGAAGCAAGGTATCACCTATCCGTGTCGTATCATCCGGCACGAAACGCCA